TATACTTAGCACCGATTCTATCTAATGTTATAGCTTGCGTCTCTTCTAACGTAAGATTGTCATAATCACCTATTGTAGCTTCTGTATCTCTTTTAACAGCCGTTCTATTCGTAGTAGATGGAATAAAAATATGGGAGAATGGAGTATTAGTCATATTCTCTAATACTTCACCTGGACTAACACGCTCTACATCCTTAAACGCATCATCTGAGTAATTAGGTTTTGGTTGTTTAACAGATTCCTGTTTAGGGGCTACAGGTGTTTCTATCTCTTCAGCTGGAAAAAGTGAAGGAGTCTGCGTATCCTCCGCAGAACTCCTAATTTCTTCATTGTTGTTTATCATTTTCTGTTACCTCCACATTAACTGTTTCAGCTTCTCCATAAGTTGCTTCACCAACACCAGCAGCTAGTTCAGGACTTGTCTCTAAGAGTTGCGAGGTTAAAGAAGAAACCTTCTTCATTTCTTTCTCATACTCTTGAACTAATCCAGCCATATCTAGTGTAGCTAGCGATGTTATGTTACCTAACTGACCTTTAAGTTTCTCAACTGCCTCTTGTGTTTCTTTATTAGCACCTAGAACAGATACTAAATCAGGAAGGACTTGTTCTATCATAGGTTCAATGTTCATAAGTTCTTGTTGGTATTCAAAGACCATAGCTAAGCAAGCTTCTTTCTCGGACTCATTCTTACATTTACCTCTTAGGAATATGTAAGCACCAGTTTCTGTAAGCTTAGGCGTTCCATCTTCATTCTTCTCGACATGAGTTAGATTAAGTTTAGCAACTGCTCTAGAAACATCTTCTATAATTCTATAATAACCTTTAAAAGTTTCTTTAGCTCTTAGATTACTTTCAAGTTTATCTTTGTAATCTTCTAGTAGTTTTTTACCTAGGGTGTCTAGATAAACAAGACATTTAAGTAAATCCCTATTCATCTCTACAAGTGTGTTCCAGTTTGGAGCTTTAGCAACTGGCTGGTTCTTTTGTTTCTGTTTGAGCTTAAGTCTAGCTCTTTTTGTATTCCTATTCTTAGGCATACTACACATCCTTTCTTTAACTCTAATATTAAATCATAAGTCTTTAAACTCAAACATATGCTGATATGTTTTATTTTTATCTGGTTATATCCCCTTATTGATGAAAAACTATCATGATTTTTCAAGATATATACTCCAACATGTAAGCGTTATGGATAGCCTTTAGAGCTATCCATAACTGCTTTTTTATAAATATATATTATTTATATAGTGGAGTATAAATCTGCAAATACATTTAAGTCTACTATAAGGAGTAAACATGAGACTTATCTTAGCTATCTTAATGATGGCAACGTTATGCTTTGGTAAAACTTATAGCCAACAACTTAAAGAGCTAACACCAGCTCAACAAGAGGTGATGGTTAACAGTCTTAAGGCCGGTAAGTTCCTTAAGAGCAAAGAACATGGTATTCTTCTAGCAGCAATTGCTTGGAAAGAATCAAACTTTGGTATCGATAAATTAAACAGCACCGATGGAAAGAAAGGTTCCTGGGGTTCGCATCAGATACTATTAGACTCTGCGTTAAAGAGACTAGAATCTTTAGAGAAAATCATAGGAGAGAATGGAATAGCACTGCTTCTCTACTATTCAGATTACTTCAGTGCAGTAATGGCTAATAAAGAGCTTAAATATTGGGACAAGGTGCATAAAGGAGATATTACTAAAGTACTAGCTTCTTATAATGCAGGTGGAGCATCTACTAAATCTGAGAGAGGACGAAAATATAGTAAGGATGTTCAATATAGAATGACACTGATTGCCAGTTACGTAGATAAGAATGGCATCAAGTTTTAACATAAGTATTAACCAAGCATAACTAACTACCAGTAGACCTATATAGGTCTACTGGTAGTATTAATGTTATTTTTTTTTTGTTAGACCCATATATGCCAACAGATCTAACAATAATATATGGTAGTTGGAATATAAGCAGTTTCTAAAATATCATAAGGGATATAGCAAGTACTATATCCCAATGTATTAATTCATTATTTTTATTAATACATGCACGAACATGCACAAATTACCTATTACAAAGAATAAGTAACCGAGCAGTTCTATGATATTAAGAAACATACAAACTCCTTTCTTAAGATATTAAGATTGGATAAACCAACCAGGCATTAACAAAGGGCATATTGTTAATGTCATTAATCATAGACCTACTAGCTAAGCCTCAAGGCTTAGCTAGTAGGTCTTCTTATCCTTAGAGGTAAGGAAATAACCTCGGCCTCGCCTTAGATGACAACGAAGAGAAGGGCATAGTAATGAGTGTTTCAGAACAGCCAAAAATAGACATGCAAGTCTTTAAAAGAGATATTCCAAGTTATCTTAATAAACCAGACCCTATAAGGGAATACTTAAAACAATCAGCAGTATTTATATCGAAAGTTAAATCCATTCCTTTCTTAGAGGCATATGATAAAGTTAAGAAAGTAGTTAACAAATCTAACTATAAGAATCCTATAGTTAGGTATATGACTAAATTAGAGAATGGCGACCAAGTAGAAGAAACCGCTGAGTTAACACATTATATTAAATCTGCTCAAGCAGCTAACCAAGTTATAGTTCCATCCTTTACAACATATATCCATCCTAATGAAAGATTATCTTTACACTCTGCATTTATTAACCTTAACGTTAATGCTCGTAAAGAAGATAAGAAATTAGCTTTTAAATATAAGATGGAAGGTAATAAGAGTAAAGCTGACTTCTACGATAACATGCAGAAGACACGTAAGATATTCAATAACTCTTTATCAGGTTCTTATGCATCTAACGGAACTATATTGTATAATCCTTCAGCACACTATACATTAACTTCTATAACAAGGTCTGTTAGTTCTATAGGTAATGCTGTTTCAGAGTCTATGATAGGTGGTAATAAACTATTTAAAGACCCTGAGTCTGTATTGAACTATATAACAGCCATTATAACATATTCAGATTTAGCTAAGGTAGATACTGTTATGCAGAAGTATGACTTACACTATCCTACTGTAGATGAAGTTATGGAGATGATAGAGGATTCTACTAAATGGTATTGGAACATACCAAAAAGGTTAGGAGAGATAAGATACTATCTTACTAAATTAGAACCAATAGAATTAGCTTGTGTTATGTATACCAATGACTTCTATAATATAAGGAAGTATAATGATAGCATGGTTAGAAAACTTATTAGTTCTATATCAGAGTTGAAAACTGGATATAGCACAGATAAGGTTAAAGATATTTATAACTCCCCAGAGGGAGTAGCTATCCATGCCCATAATATATGTTCTGACATGATTAAAGGTATGAATGTCGATTACGAGAAAATGATAGATAGTCCTGAAGTAGATGCAATTGCTTCAACTACTAAATATGTATCAGAAGTATTAACATCTTATAAAGATTTCTTTCATGCTTTCTTTATAACAGACATCGCACCTGTTAACATAGCCTATATGAAAGAAATGATAAGGAATTCTATAGTATTATCAGATACCGATAGCACTTGTGGTGCATATGATGATTGGGTTCGCTGGTATTTCCAAGAAGAACGATATGCAAGCGATGCTAAACATATTGCAATAGCTTCTTCTGTTATGACCATCGTAACTCAAGTTATGGACCATTATATTAAAATCTTATGTGGTAATATGAATATAGCTCCAGAGAGATTCGAGTTATTGAAAATGAAGAACGAATACTATTGGTATTCGTTTATAACGACCAATATGACGAAACACTATTTTGCAGATACGGGTATACAAGAAGGTAAGGTGTATGCTCAACCAGAAAAAGAAGTTAAAGGAGTTAACCTTATAGCTTCTAAGGTGAATAAAACCTATCGTAAGATAGGAGAAGAGATGATGGAGTATATTAAGAAGTGTAACCGAGAAGGTGAGCTTATAGATCTTCATTATCTTATAAAGAAAGTAGCTGATGCTGAGCGTAATATCATACAGAAAATGAAAGAGGGTAGTCTTGAAGTTTTCGGTATAGATAAGATTAAACCAGCTGGAGCATATAGCGATGAACCTACCAAGTCTAACTATGTTCATTACTTGTTATGGGAAGAAGTATTTGCGGATAAGTATGGTCATGCTATGGAACCGACTTACCAAGTAATAAAAGCATCCACTACACTAGATAGTAAGAAAAGGATGGATGATTACTTGGATAGCTTAGAAGACCGAGAGATAGCTACTAAGTTACGTAACTTTTTATCCAGAGTAGGTAAGCAATATTTAGGAACATATAGGATACCATTACTTATAGTATCACAAGAAGGATTACCATCAGAGGTATTCCAAGCTTTGAACTATAAGAAAGTGGTTAACGATAACTGTGCACAGTTATATACTATATTAGAACCGTTAGGGTTCTATAAACCTAAAGGAGTATTGGTTTCTGAAATGGGTCCATACTAGGGATGAAACTATGGTTAAACTTATGAATTTTCGCTCCGGTATTGTTCCTTCTGTAAGTATAGCCAGTACAACTAGTATAGTTAAGGATATTAAGAACGGATATCCTTATATATTACCAGTATATCACAATGGACTATACTTACCTTATAATGCAACTAGTAAAACTGAAGGACTATATTTTAAAGGTAGATTTGCTAAACCTCAAATGCTTGGTATAGTTAAACTTTGTAAAGAAGATTTAGGAACAGCTAAAGAAAAACAAATATATCCTGAAAATGTCTGGAGCGATGAAACGGAAGAGCACTATGTGATTCTGGATGTTATAAGATGTATAGTATATTTGGCTAATAGAAATGAACTCTATTTTGTTTACAAAACTATGTTGCTATTTAACAACATACCTATAATCGACCTTCAATTTGTTAATGGTAGTCGTGTATGGTATGTAACTTCTAATTTAGGAATAAAGGAATAAAATGGATACTAACGCAACTATGGAAACCAAATTTAAATGTATTGGCATAGGTATAGTAACTAAAGATAAGCCTGAAGATTCTGTATGGGTGGAAGTTCATCCTGTAGAGAATATGCCTTCTATGGAAGGTGACTATAACCAACCTGATAAACTTAAATATCAAGGCGAGGATAGTCAGGCTCCGCCT